AAGTAAATCGCTTTCAATCCTGAAACCGAATCTTTACATTGTTCTATTCTACCATTTGTTATATCGCAGCTCATTTTATTTAATTTTTTAAGTTTAACAAAAAAGGCGGCGTTTATTGCACCGCCTTATTTATAGTTTATGTTAGGTTAGTTGGCGCTGTTAACAATACCGTAAGTAACTACATCTTCAGCAAATCCGTATTTAACGTCTCCTGTAAATCTCATTACTACACGTACATTCATACTTCCGTCAATTGGCGACATGTCTATCAAAGACACGTTATTCATATCATTAAGCAGTCCTGTCGCAAAATGTAAGTTAGAAGTTTGAGAAGCTAAACCAGTGTTATTAGCTAAACCGTTAGCCAAGAATATTGGTAAACCATCAAATGAAAGTGAACCGTTAGAATACCATTGAGTTCCTAAGTTGTTTGTACCGTTAGCTCCTAATCCTGAAGCACCAAATCCACCCAAAGCACGAACGTAAGCTCTTACAATGTTTGAAGAAAGATACAATTTAAGGTCAGGTTGTCCGTACAATCTTGTTGGTATAGCATCAACGATAGAACCAATTTGAGCGATAACGTTAGAAGCATCAACACTTGTTCCAGCAACTTCTTGTGCAGCTGGCAAAGAAGCATCAGTAGTTAATTGAGTCATGATTCCAGCGAATTGACCTTGTGTTGCGTTAACACCTTGCCAAATTGAAGTTTCCATGTTAGCAGCTACTTTCTCCGCTACGTGTGCAATTAAGAAATCTGAAAACGATTTAGGCATTACATCAAATGCAGAATATCCCATTTCAATCGCTTGCCAAGTTTGGTGAAAATCTTTTTTACACAATTGTAGGTTAACTTGGAATTCTTCAGGTTGTAATACTCTTTCAGTTAAAGAAAGTGTAGCAGAAGCATCAAAATCGCAAGTTGCGTTACGAATTAAATCGTCAGTTGCTACTCTTTGAATTACTTGTTTGAATTTTACATTCGGGTGAATAGTCATACCACCTTGCTCTAAAGTTGGTGCGCTAAGGATAGCAGCAGCGATGTACTTACCAGCAAATTCACCAGCATAAGTTGTAGTGATATTTGTACTTGTACTTAAATTAATTTTTTCCATTTTATAATATTTTATTTAATTAAACAACAGTTAGTGTAATTGCACCAGCAGCAGTTCCTAATCCGAAAACATACCAGTTAGTACCGTCACAATTCAATTCTACGAAATCTCCGATTGTGTCCGCAGCGTGTGCAAAAGTAATCGTGTTTTCGTCAGCTCCCGGTACGTTTACTGAATTCACAATAACACCACCTTGAATAACATTTGAAGCAGCTTTAATAGTCCATGCAGTAGTAGCAAATAATTGTCCTACTGTAAAACGGAATCTAAAACCAGCTGAAGTAGCAACCGCTGGCAAAGTAATTTGCGCACCAGTAGCAGCTTTTAAAATAAATGACTTTCCTGAATCTTCAGCAGTCAAAGTTGTTGCACCTGTTAACGATTCAGAAACACCTACTTGGCGTTGAACGTCGTTAGATACAAAGTTGTAAGTTGTACTCATTTTTTTTTGTATTTAGTTAATTATTTATTTAATTTCTCTAATATTGAATCCATTGTAGTTCGTGTTCTTTTAGAACTTAATTTAATAGATTCAGATTTGTTTTCGTTTTCAGGGTTAAAAGAAATTGGTTTAACTTCAGATAGTTCAACTTCTTTAGCTTCTTTCAACTTAGATAGTTCAGCTTTTAGTGCGATATTCTCGTTTTTAAGCGCTTCAATTTCTGAAAAGAATGATTCTTTAATCATGCTTTCTACAATCTTTTTAGGAGCAGCTTTTGCAGTTTCCATTTCTTGCTCTTTCTTCGCTTCCTCTTCGATTGGCGCTTCTTCTTCTTCTACCTCTTCCTCTTCTACTTCTTTCTCTTTTATTTCAGAAATAACACCTTCTTCTACTACGATCAAAATACGACCATCTTCTAATTCGTATTCACCTATTGGCAAAGCAATTTTTTGTTCATCTTCAGTAACTACGAAAACTTCGTTTCCAGCTTCGAACATTTCAGCTTCTAAAACTGTAACACCGTCCGATAGTTTCATTGTTTCTAACTTTACTTCCATACCGAGTAAAGTTTTAATTTGATTGATTAGGCTATTTTTCATTTTTGTTTATTTAAGAGTATTTAAAATTGCTAAAGCATCGTCAATATCACCTTGTCCATCTTCAGCTAACATAAATAATTGAGACAATAGTTTATCAGGTTCAGAACCTTGTAAATTAACACCAAGTTCTTTAGCTAATTTATCTAATTGCCCTTTAAACTTTTGCGCATTTGCAAGTGTTTTTTTACCCCAATCTTTATTTATTCTAACATCTTCAACAGCTGCTTTCATGCTGTTTATTGACTTTTCAATTATAGCTTTATTTTTTGCAAAACTTGCCGCAGCAGCAGTACCATATTTTACATTTAATTTTAACTCATCAGCTAAAGCTAAGGCAATGTCATGCTTAGCAAGTTCAACTTTTAAAAATTCTTTTACTTCATGCGCTTTGTTGATTTTTTTTAGAATGTCGTTTATCATAATATAATTATTTATAGCTTATTAACTTTTTAATTTTTTACTTGTTCCTTTTTTATAAATGTACTATTGTCGAAGTACCTTGATTTACTAAGCTCCCTATCCCTTGGTTTTGTAAGTCTCCATTGCAGCATTTAGAATCGTATTTACCGTCTTTACATAGGCATCCACGTTTACCGCCTTTAGGACTTGTTTTACTTTTCGTTGGTGTTTTCATAATTTATTTATATTGCTAAAAATTCAGTTAATGCTCTATCAATAAGTGCAATGTTTTTAGTAACTTCTTGTTTTGCATTTTCTACTTTTTTTATTTCACTATCTAATCCTATTTGTTTAAGTAATGGTTCAACTTTATTTAATTCTTTTAATATAGCTTCATTTTTAGTAATTGATTCCCTACATAATTTAGAACATTGACCACGTAATTCTAATGCTTTAAAAAAAGGCATATTTGCATTTTGTAAAGTTCCTTTTAAGTCATCATAAATAGTAGCAAATTTAATTTCATGTCTTGCTAACTTAGTTTCGTTGTCGTGCTTTCTGATAAGCTCTTTTAGTTTTTCTATTGTATCCATTTCATTTATATTTTTACTCATGTCGTATTTATCTACAAAATAACCTTCTATTGAAAATCCTTTTACTTCACCGTCTTTTACCTTTTGCCAAACTTCGTCATTGTTTACTTTCATTGAAATCATCCAAGTACCTTTAGGTAAACTAAATCCGTACAATTTACTTTTATCCGTCTTTTCGTCTTCAATTATCCAGCTTTCAACAACTGACATTCCCTCTAACATTTTACGCTCGTGTTCATACGTTGCATTGTTTTGATTAGAACGCATTAAAAAAAGTTCTGAAGCTTTGCGTACCGTGTCCTCACTAAAGTAAATGTAAAACTCTTTATCTTTGTTTTTACGGTATATCTGTTTGTTAGGAATTAAAGCCGCACCCATTAGGATTCTCTTTTCAGTATCGACCTCTTTTAGTTCTACTTCGTGTTTTTGTAACGCTACAAAATTTTCTTCAATCGCTGGTGACTCAACAACGGAAACGGCATTAATACCCATTTCTTCTTTTGTCTCATCAATCAGTAATTCTATTATTTCAACTTTTGCCATATCTCATTAACTTAAAGTGTTGCGTTTTGTACTCTATTTCTATCTAACGCTTGTGCGCTTGTTACTTCACCACTAACTACATATGCTTGTGTAGGCGTTTGTTGTAATTGTGCAAGTTGATTAATACCGCTCGATCCGATTGTGTTAAAATTAGCAGTCATTGCACCACCGCCAGCACCACCGCCGCCACTTGGCGACATAGAACCACCGCCGCCAGAAGCTTGAAATTTAGCTTTTGCAATCTTTGCAATATTAACCGCAGCGAATGCGCCAGCAAGTCCAGCTTGAACATACGGATATGCTGGAAACGCAACTGTTAACGGTGACTTTTGACCTGTCTTATACGCTTCTAAAACCGCTTCATAACCAGCTATTGTAGCGCTTGAAATTTTTGCCGCTTTGTCAACTTGAAATGCTAACCTTGCTTTTTTCTCATCTTGCGCACCAAACAAAGAACTCAAATCAGAAACTAATTGTAGTCCATCATAAGCTAACTGAAACTTAGCCTTGTTTAATTCTTGTATTCGTGCAAGTTCTTCTTCGTCTTTTTTCTTTTTTTCCTCCGCTTCTGCATCTGCATATTTCTTATTTATTGCAGCATATTCCTTATTAAACTTTTCAGTAATTGCTTTTTCAGCTTCAGCGTTACCGTTGGCTGCTGCTATCTTAGCATCGTAGGCTAATTGTAAATCAAATAATTCTTGTTCTTGTTGTGAGTTACGTGCCTTTTGTAATTCTAACCATGCCGCATCTTCGGCTTTTATTCGTTCCTCCTCTGCTTTTACAAAATTATCATATTCTATTTTATTCCATTTATCATTAATCGCCTGTATATCCGCTTTTTTACTTTCTTCGTATTGTTTTTCTAAAGTAGCTAATTTTGTTTTTTTATCTTTGTCATTAGCTAATTCTTTTTCAGCATCTTCAAGTTTTCTTTTATAGTCTAACTCTAATTGGTCTAATTCTTTTTTACGACTTTCTTTCTGTATTCTTAATTTTTCATCTTCTACTCTCCTTGTAATGTCTATTTGTTCATTAGCTGCTTTATTATTTGAATCACTTATACCTTGATTAAAATCAGTATTTATTTTGTTTCTTTCGTTGGCAGCTTCTTGATCTATTTGTTGTATGGCTAATCTATAACCTGCTTGTTCATTTTTTAAATCATATAAAACACCCTTTGCTTCTATTATTGCAGCATCACCCTCTTTTTTTACTTGGTCAGGATCAAATATTATATTAGTTAAATTCTTATAAACAAAGTCCGATAGACCAAAGTTTTTACCAAGAGCTTTTCCTACTTCATCAATAGTTCTCAATAACAAAGCTAAAGGAGCAGTTGTAAATTCTAATATACCACGTAAAATTAAATAATTTCTTTTTTCAGCTTCATATTGAGCTTTTGCAGTAGCTTCTTGATTAGCTAAATTTGTTTCAGCCGCTTTTATTGTAACATCTAATCCTTTTATTTTAAGTTGAAGTATTTGTTTTTCTGTTTTTCCTTGTAGCTTTAATATATTATCTTGTTTACCTAATAATCCGTATTTTGATTGTTCAATTTCTAAGTTTTCTTTTGTTTTTTTATTTAATTTAGCTTGTTCAGATGAAACACCGCTAACCGCTTGTTTTATATCGCTCCAATAAGCAACTAATAAACCAGCAGCAATTACTAAAGCACCTATTCCAGTTGCGGCAATACCCGTTCTAATTCCTGATAAAGCAGTTTTTGCCGCTTGCCCCATTGCTTGAAAAGTAGGTATCGCTTCACGTATTGTAGTAAGTCCTTGAGTAATGGTCATTGCAGCCTGTAGCCTTACCATTGTTTCTTGTAACTTTTGACTTTCAACTCCAAATAAAGCAGCAGCGCCTTCAGCTACACCAAACGCACCAGATACACCGCCAACTGCCATAGTCATCTTTTGAGCAGCAGGAACAGCACCCGCTTCCACTTGTAAATCTACGCTTTGTTGTACCCTCAAATAGTTTTGAGTTGTTTGTAATAAATCTTGGTATTCTTTAGTAGCAGTTTTACCAGCTAAGGCTAATTCATATAACCTATCTTCAGCTTCACCCATTCGAGTAGTTAAAGGCTGCATTTCACCATAAACATTCGCAAAGGTTGCACCCGTGTCCGTAGCGCTTTTATTTAACTCTTTGTAGCTCGTGTTTAATTCGTTTAACCTACCTTTGGCTTCCGTTACTTCTTGGCTGTTTTCACCATAGGCTTGTGTTAACTCATCAACTTCTTGAGTAGTCTTTGCAATCTGTTGTCGTAGGTTTTCAAACTGCTGCTGCGTTTGATTTGCGTTGTCAACTATATTTAATTCAATCGTTCTTGTTTCAGCCATTGTTTACGCTTTTCTTGTTTATAAATCTTTTTTAAGTTTCCTGTTAGTTCGTGTTTTCCTTTGGCAACATCTACTATCTCACTCACCCCGTAGAAATCATCGCTCTTTAATAGTTCTAAAATTAGTTGAATCATTGTTGTAAAATTTGAATTTGATTTGCTACTTGTTGACCGTTCGTTAAAGTGTAAGTTACAATCAACGTAATTACTTGCACACTTGAATTTTCTGTTACTAAATTTTGGTATTCTTCAGTAATTAAACTATCTGAATTTTCAGCTAAAATATTTGAAGGTGTGTCCGTGTTTTCAGGAATACAAACCTCAATAAATTGACTGCTCGTAATTGTACTTGGTGTAATTGTAACACCAGCAAATGAAGTTGTGATTGTAGCACTTGCAGCGTCTTTAATTAAGTTAATAGGAATATCTAAACATTGAGCATCAAAAGACGGAACGTAAGGCTTGCCACTTGTTAAAGGTCTAAAATCTAAATACAAACTAAAATTAACTTCACCCGTTGTCAGGTTGCTTTTCATTTCGTTTATAATGTATCTTTTGTCTCTTATAATAAGACGGTCATTTAATTGTAAGTTAGTCAATAGTGAAATAGGTAAGTTCGTCTTTACGTGAACCATTCTATTTTTTAAATTAAACAAGTTAACCAAGTAAGGAAAATAATATTCAGCATATAACCCTTGTTGAATAGTCTCCAAATGAATAACTGAATTTTCAGCGCCAAAATTTAAACTTAGCTTTTCGTTTAAGTGTGTAAGGTCTTGCCCAAATTGTGCAAATGAAGTTATATCGTTATGTCCAGCACCGTTATAAAACTTTATAGGGTGTGAACTTAAACTATTACTTGCACCGTACAAATAAAGCAGCATTGGTTTCGGTGTGTACGCATTAAAACTTTCATTTAAAGCATATCCAAATATTGCGTAGTTTGTAGGGTCATTCGTCTTTTCAGAACGTGCAAATAATAAATTTTCAAACGGAACTTCTATAACATACTCGTCTCCATCGTAGGCAAATTGATACTCCATATTACCGTACTCCGAATTGCTTATTTTAAAGAAATTACGATTTACAAAACTTTCAGATTGCTGATATTTGAAGGCTATCTTTTTATACAATTTTATTCGTTCTATATCAATGGAATCAATATCAGTATATTCTGTAATATCTACAATAGCGCCTTGTTGATACCAATCTTCTAAAGGCAGTATTTCAAAAGTGTTATCTCCTAACCCTACGCAAGTACAATTAAATTCTTTTAAAATACCCGAAAAGAAATCAGATACTTTCATATCAGGCAGCGTTGAACTTATACTTACATTACCAGCTAAAACTGTTTGTACTGTGCTGATTTGTGCGTAATTACTTAATCCATTTACCCCCGTAATTTGATAGTTTATTAACATATCAATATTCATAGCAACTGTCGCTTTCATTTTGAAAGTCAAAGTTGTATCTAATCCTGAAACATTTTGAAAACTTATATTTCCAAAAACACCAGTAGTATCACCTTCAATTGTTTGATAATAATTACCGTCTTGAAACACGTCAATATACCAAGTTCCAACCGCTGATTGGTTTAATACCTCAAAACTAATAACACTAAATTGAACTCCAGTAGCATACAATACATTTAATTCGTCTTGGTAAATATCCGTGTATGTTAAAGAACTTGGGTCAGGTAGTGTGCTATCTTCTATTACTGTTGCTATTACTTGGTCTATTAAAACGTTTGTACTTTCAGTTAAAAAAGTATATTCATTCGTGTTTTTACCGTATAAGAAACATTGTGTAAATCTTGGGTCTCCTAAAAATGTTCCAGTAAAAGTAACACCGTACTTGTTTTCTATTTCTCCAAATATTCTATTTATTTTAATAGCTGGAAACAACTCATCATATTGTATTGCGTGAGCTGTATTAGTTACATCTTCAGAACCATGTTGGTATGTCCAAACTCTATTACTTGCAATCAAAGGGTATCTAATATCGTAATCAGTAACAAGGTCTGTAATACGGTTGTATATTTCTGCACCCGTAAAAGCAAATTCCCAAGTGCTATAATCTAAATTGTTTAACTTGTCCTCACCAAACAAATCTTTGAGCGTTCGTATTTCTCCATAAAAAGTAAGCTGATAATTTTCAGGCATTCCATTTTTTACGTTCGCTTTTTCAATCTGTATTTTACCTCGTCTAAATGTTGTTAAGTCAATTTCTATTACCGCATTTCTTCGTATGTTATGGTCGATTGTAGAATCTACATCAGATTGGTAAAAGTGCTGAAAGATTGCATTGTTAACCGTAGAAGCTGGTACTGTAAAAGACTGCGAAAAGTCGGTAAATACTTTTGAAATATCGGAAATGTTTTGAACACTCGAAGTAACATTAATTTGTTCATCTTCAAATAGCTCAATCTTTTTGCCCTCAATGTAAACTTGTACTTGTCTCATATTACGTTGTTAATTGCATTGTAAGCAAAATCAAACTCCAAAGAATAGTTTATCATTTTTTGATTTATATTCTTAAATAGCTCCGTTGACTTCGTGTTAAGTTTAGCCGGGTAATTATTTATAAGTATCTTTTCACTTACCATTAATTCTTTTAATAACTCATTGTATTCTTCAGTTACCCAGTCCGTGTTTACTTTGATTGATTTTTTAGCACTTGTATTGAATACCTTTCTTTGACCTTCTAAAGTGTTATAGTTAGGTATCGTTGACTGCATTAAATTATATTCCGTGTTTTCAATGCTAAATGTATCGTTAGACGCTGCGAAAAACCAAGTACGCTGCCAACATCCATATCGATTCACAAAGTCGCACAAAACGGCTTCATATCGACAAAGCTCAAACGGTTTAAAATATCCCTCCCAAACTGTAACATCGTTACCAGCAAGGTTGACCGTTATTTCTAATTTGTTTCCAGCAGCATAGTAATTTTGGTAAACTCTTGGAACGTCTAAAATAGAATTGTTTGTTAAGTTCTGCGTGAATGTAGCAGCCGTTGCTAAATTAGTGTACTTCGCTTTGTAGCTTGTGCCAGTACGTACCATAATATGACCAGCCCTTCTGCTTGAATCTGTACTTGGGTTAGTGCCATCGTAGTAGTAATAGAATGTACCGTCTTTTTGTAGTATGTCGTAAACAAGCGCAAAGTTACCACCCTCTTCGTACCAACTCAATCCATCGTAAGCGTATGTCGTAACCGTGTTTAAAAGAGTGTATGTACCTAAGTCGTATTTGTACCTTTTGATTTGTACGTTACACCATTGGCTTGTGTTGCTTGCCGGGAAAGTGTTATAAATTTCTTGCCTTGTATTCCAACTTAAATACTCACGAATGTAAGGACTGATATTGTAGTACGTCTTTACGTTGTTTGACGCTGGTATTAATTTCGTTAGTGTGTAGGTTGGGCTTGTTGGGGCTGCTCCAGTACCGTTCCAAATAAACAGCTCAACCTTTGAACCGTCTTGTCCTGTTTCGGATATTTCTACTATATAGGGTGAACGTGCAAAAATACTCATTATCTATTCTTTAAATTTTCTCTTAATATTTCGTCTAATAACTGTTCGGCATCTAATCCGTATTTATCTATTAACGTATCAGGCAAAGTTTTGTAGGCAGCTTCAAATGGCTTAGTAAAAAACAAACTCGGTTTGATTCCAGTCATGTAAATGCTTCGAGCTATAATAAACTTTAAACCCTTTCTGCTTTGAAATTTTCCAGCTACATTTCTTGGTGCTATTCCTTTGCGAACCATCCAACTATCTAAGCTCCTTGTTAGTCCGCCTTTTGGTCCTGAACCACTACCAAATTTATAAGGTGAATTAGGAGCGTTTTGTTTACCGTAGTTTTTTGAAGTTGAAGGCAGCCCTGTTGGATTTGCTCCTTTAACACCTTGGTCTTGAAAGTTACCGTAAGGCTCCATTTCAAAATACACTCCAATAGAATTAGGCATCTGTTTAACTTCGCCTTTGATTGAGCTGCTTAATTTACCGCTCGTATCTTTACCCATCTTTTTCAAATTGGCTTTCGCTTCAGCTACCACCAAATCACGAAACTTCTCTAAGGCTTTTAATCTTTCACTCATTAACAAACAGTCATTTCGTTAGGAACTAAAATATCAAATGTCATTGTCCAACCAGCTAAATAGTTTTCAAACCTTTCAGCAAATGGCTCTAATCCTGGATTGCCATCTACCTGAAAAGAATCAGTAAATAAATCACCCCTTCTTAATTCTTCGTATAACCTATTCAATACTGAAATCATTGTATTAAGTACATAAACCTCGTTATCGTTTCCGTTAAATATGTCTGTGTCTTCGTCTTTTGATTTGTTTACAATATCCATAGCCATTATACTTACGTTAAAACGAATTATATTACTTTCAAACGTAGCGCTGTTTACTATAATATGGCACAAAGGAAATATAGTTTGTTTTGCTAAGTCAACTGCAAATATATCACCTTGCGTTACCGTGTTTACAAACGGGTCATTATTCAAGTTCGTTTTTAGTGTATCTAATATCGTGTAATAGTTAGCCATGTTTTCTTATTCTTTTAATTTCTCTTTCTTCTATTTCTAATTTTTGTCTTTCGTAAGTGAGATAGGTAAGACACTTTCTAACCCCCAACTTGGTAACATCATCAAACTTTGTAACGTCTCCTTTAGCAAGTGCATAGATTGAATTGTACCAGCCCCATCTTTTATTAAATTGCGCTCTTTCGCTAAAGTCATTAATTTCGGGTTCTTCTTCATCTCTTTCTCCAAATAGGTAAGCGTATGTTGTACTAAGTCGCTTCCTAAAGTCGAAAAAAAAACCGTTGCACCTAAGACAACATCCAAAGAAGCGTATTTCATTACCTCGCTAAATTCATCCGTTCCTGTGTACGGAAATATCTCGTATCGGTCTTTTACTTTCTTTGTGATCGGTCTGTACATTACAGCCATTGCTTTGTGAAAATTCTCTACGCTGGAAATGTTTGTTTCTAAATCAATGTACTCTCCAAAAGTCATATCTTCCAGATTAGTGATAAAACCAAATTCAGTACCTTTGATTTTGAATGTGTGCTGAAACTTAGGCTTCGCTTTGAATATTTCGTTTAAATGTAGGGTCAAGCTTTTGACGTCGCTCCACTTTACTTTTACTACGTCTTTCATTTGTAAACCGCAAAATATTTCAACGGTCTTTTGTCCTATAAATTCCTCATCGTTTGATTTTTCCACTACCTTCATAAATTCTTGGTAGCACTTCAAAGGAATTTCACTCAAAGAAGTAGGTATTACTATTTCTGTTTTCATCTTATTAATTAACTTTTATTTCGTGTTTTTGTAGTTT